GAATAACTCATGAAAAAAAGAATAATTCTTGTGGCTTTGCTGCCTTTGCTTATCTACTTCACGGCGGATTATTTGGGTATTTTTGAGCCACACAACGTGGCATATCTAATGGCTTTTAGATATGCCTTAACTGCTTATGGACTTGTTGGAGCTTTAGCTGTGTGGCTCAAGGACAAAGAGAGAGAGGTTTGCAATGCTGACTAGACAGGAGCGTCAAGAGATTGCAGAGAGAGCTAAAGCATGTAAGAAAGAAGAAGAGCTTAACTGGGACCAATTTTCATACGTTCTTCTCGGCATTCCTAGCTGGAGAAATGATGAAGAGCTCTTAGACCGCATTGTTGAGCTTTGTAATGTAGCAATTAAAGCTGAGTCTTCTCGTGAGCTAACTGTCGATGAACTGTACTTGCGAGCCTTAGAAGCAAAGTACAAATGCCTGGCTTTAATTAAATCGAAGGATGTTTTGTCAATCATAAATATGTCTAACAAGTGCCTTGAAGATTTTGATGGAGCAATTTCGCATTACAAAGAACTAGTTGAGAAGGAGCAGCAATGCTGACTAAAAAAGAGCGTGCAGAAATCGCTGAGAGGGCAAACGAATGTGTCGCGGTGTGCGGTTCTTTGTACGAGGTTCTTTTGGGTCACCCCTCAGCTTGTAATACAACATACGAGGAAGATATGAAGAAACTTCTAGCCCGTATTGTCGACCTCTGCGACACGTCAAACATGGTTGAACTACCACTGGATAAAGACGGTGAGGTTACCCGTGTTGGCGATGTGGTATATGATAACAGCGGGGAAGAGTATCAAGTCGAATGTATTAAGTTTTTTGATATTGGTGCTGGCGTTGCTATTAGAAATGACGATGATTACACAATAACGCAGCCTGGTAGACTTACGCATAAGAACCCTGTAACAACTAAATCACTTGCGCAGCGCATTAAGCATGTCTTAGAAGATGAAGCTACTTCGATAGGCGTTAACCCTTACGTTGAATTAGGGCGTATCGCTGAGCAGTTAGAGAGCCTAGGTGATAGCGATGACTAACCGTGAAGAAGTAGCGAAGAAGCTGCGTGAAGCTGCAGAAGATATCGAAGAAGTAAGCCCGTACCCAGCAGTTGCGCTCAACAAGATTACTAATATTATTGCCATAAATGAAATCACAAGCTATCAAGATTTCTTCAACCGTCTAGCCGACTTAATCGACCCTACATGCTCAGTTTATATTACAGAGCAGCACGAGATTGAGTCAGCCACGAGGTATACGGCAGAGTGTTCTAGTTGCGGTGCGCTATTTGGATACTTTACAACACTTCAACAAGCGCAAGCAACGCATCCAGTTTATTGCCCTCATTGTGGCGCAAGGGTGGTGCGAGAGTGAGCAAACAGAAACGGATACAAGCTAAGAATTAAGGAGTAGTAATGGATCCTGTTGAGAAAGCTGTGGACCTCATCAAGCGTTACGCTTTATTGGCATATTTGAGCAATGGAAAATGCCTCGGCTCCGATATTAAGGGCAAACGAGTGTACCTTTCTGGGCCAATCACTAACACAAAGAATTACAAAGGATTGTTTATGTTTGCTGCAGAGCTTGCTGCGCTTGACGATGCTTGGCAGATCTATAACCCCGCTGCGCAGATTCCTGCAAGCTCTAGCTGGGAACAGGCAATGCATCGATGCCTTTCAGAAATTACTAATTACGACACAGTAGTAATGCTGCCTGGTTGGAATGCCTCTCGTGGAGCAAGACTTGAGAGTGATGTTGCACTTGCCTGTGGAATACATGTGGTTAATCTCAGTGAAAACAAGATTACTTACGGCCTTTATAACTCGCTTAAAGAGACTCTTGAAAAACTCTTATAAGCAACCTTACAAACAGAAAGGAGGTCCAAATGGGTGCTGCAGATATTGTTGTTCTAGTTTTTTGTATTCTCGCTGGTATTGCTTTTGCTTTTAGCGACTAAATTTTTATTTATTTTTTAATCCCCCATTTTCAAAACCAAATAGAAAGGCTAAACCATGAAGAAGGTTCTTCAATGGCTGGCTGTTGCTGTCTTTGCAGTACTGGTATGTGTGCCGGCACTCGCACAAGCGCAAACCGTGCCGGCTACGATTACCAGCTTTAGAGTCACAGACAAGAACAAGCAGGACTTAACCTCTGCATACACGAACCAAGACATCTACTTGACGGCTTCTTGGAACGCGCAAGGTGAAGTCCACGATGGGGACACGTTCTCACTTGGTATCCCTGATATTCTCGACTTCCCAGCAACTAACGCTGCAGGCTTCAACATTTATGCGCCAGACGGTAACGTCATGGCAACCGCGCAAGTTACGCCAGGACGCGTCACGATCACTTATACGTCTTGGGTCGAGGGTAAAGACCACGTGCAAGGTACATTGTGGCTGGCAGCACACGTTAAGGGTGACGCAGCAGCAGGAACAACCACGCTAAGGCTCATTGATGAAGCAACAGGGCAGGTCGTAGAAACTAGCTTTGAGACTAGGCATTACGGAACTATTGAGCACGAAGTCATCGCGAAGTGGGGCGTTAAGACCGACCACGGCACGGTCGAGTGGTCAGTCAGACTCAACCACGCAGCTGAGTCACTGACTAACGTTGTACTAGAGGATACGGCACAAGAGGGTACACGCATTATTCCTGGCTCATTTAGGCTCTACCGCGTTCGTATGGACGCATACAGCAACATCGACCCTGCAAGCTGGGTGCGTGTGAGCGTTCCCGAGCCAGTAATCAACGGCAATAGCTTTACTTGGGATTTGTCCAGCGTTGATTTCCAAGGCAACCAATACTTCATGTACTACGAGACGGAAGGAACAGAGACCACCTCGAACTCTATCCAGCTAAAAAGCCGCGAGACCACGCAAGGCTCACGCTATCAGTACGTAAGCCAGGAGAGCGGCGGTAATGGTAACGGCGATAACCGACCAACAGAGCCAGTAACACCCGAGCCACAGCCCGAACCCGAGACGCCGCCAACTCCAGCACCTACCCCCGAGCCAGTGCCAACGCCACAGGATAACGAGCCAGAGCCACAGCCAGAGCCAGCTAAGCCAGTGAAGAAGACTAAGAAAAAGGCTGTACTACCCGCAACTGGTGACTTTAACGAGACACCTGCACTTGTATATACAGTGCTCATTGCTGCATTTATATGTCTAGCGACCTATTTGGGCGCAATGTTGCAGTTGGGAGATAAACACTAATGAACCCTAAAGAAGCAGAAGACAGAGAACGTCTTGAGAAGATGACAATGAAGGAGATCAAGGCAGTCGCAAAGGACGAGGGTATCTCGCTGGGATACGACGGTTCAAGAAAGGCTAATGCGATTGGCTTGATTCTTGAGTGGGGACGTTTCAAAGGCTGCTATATGAAGAGGTACTAATGAAAAAACGACTACGTATTGCAGACTTGAAATTTGTTCGTGATCTGGTTGCCGAAGTATATAACAGTCAGAGCGATATGCGGCGAGCTCTTACGAGCAACGATTTAGCTGCTGTCCTAAGAGAAATTAACTTGTCAGATAAGCAATTAACGACATTGTTATGCACCCTTAACAAGCTCGTCGAATACTTCAAAGATGACGAATACCTGCAAGGCGGTTACTAATGAACCGCTCAATAAAAGTTCGACTTAATTCGAACGGTATTTGGTGTTGTCGCTTATATCTTGGAAGAAACCTTAAAGGTAAAATTATCCAACCATATGCAAGTTTTCCTGCAGCAAAGACGCAGAAAGAAGCTGAAGAATTAGCCAATATGTGGGCTTCACATATTACGTCTGACGGCAAAGTTAAAAGTACTCAGCTTACTGATTTACTTCTTGAGTACGTGTCGATTAAGCAAAGGAATGGCGCGAGCCCTAACACCACAAGACAGCATGAAGGCTTTATTAGAAACCACATCAATGGACGACTTGGTAAAGAGGATGTAAGGAGTGTTACGTCCTCTTTACTTACCTCTTTTGAGCAGGATCTGTTGAAGAAGGGTTTGTCGCGAAACAGTGTAATTAACCTACATCAGTTCTTGAGAGGTGCTTACAATTACTTTGTTTCTGCTGGAATATGCGACTATAACCCGCTTATTAACGTGGCCAAGCCGTGTAGGGAAGTTCATGAAGCTGTCTCTATTGAAGAATGGGGATTTGCTGGAATAAGTACGCTTATTAATTCCAGAATTGTCACAGCCATTCAAGAGAATGAGTTTAATTCCCGTGTTGCTTGCGCATTTGCAGCCTGGCTTTCATTGGTCACGGGTATGCGGTGCGGTGAAGTCTGTGCTATTAGGTACAGTGATGTAAACATGCTTTATAAGTATATTCACGTATCTGGTACCGTCATTGAAGAGTCGTACAGAAAGCCATACAGGCGAGAATCAACAAAGGGCAAGAGATCAAGAAACATAGCTATTACTGACTCGGATATTAGCTTCATTAGCGATTATATGAAGCTTCATAAAGCTCATATTCCTTTTGTTGAGTCTTCTACACCGTTAATTAGTCTTGATGGCTCTTACATGCGCCCTACGAGCGTCTCGAGGTCATTTACACGTATGAGACGCGCTCTCCAGCTACCTCAAGGCATTACGTTTCACTCACTCAGACATACTCACGCGTCTTGGTGTTTGGCAAGTGGCGTTGACTTGAAGACTCTTTCAGAGCGTCTTGGCCATGCTGACCCAGCAACGACATTGAGAATCTATTCTCATTTGCTTCCTGGACGTGACAGGGGAGCGGCAGAAGCGTTTGGAGACGCTCTTAGAACCATTGAACAAAGAGAACTCTAATCGTTCCATGCCTTAAACGCTTGTTGCAATTTGTTGCAATTAGCAATTTTTATTCAAGTTGAATTTTACAAAAAACGTTCATTTAACTTGAAAATTCTATTTATCCCTTAGTGAGTGCTAGATAAGAAGTAATTATCAGACAATTAGAGAAAGGCAGACATAAGCATGGCTATTTCTAAAGTCACAAAGGATCTACGCAGATTGCTTGATGCTCAAAATATTCCTTGGGAAGACTGCACTGGATTTACTACTGAGCGAACTTGGATTCCATTAGATGATGGGTCAGTACTTTGTTGTATGTGCTCTTACTACGTAACGCCAGGTGGCATTGAATGTGGCATCTCGTCAGGATTTCCACTAAAGCTTGAGGTCTCTATTATTCACTCGGTAGATGATTACGATTTCGAAACCCCTAAGACGCCAGAAGAGATTCTGGAGGTGCTTGGTAGACATGGAGCGAAGTAAGTACTGCCAAGAGTTGTGTAACGCTCTAGAGCTTTATGGAAAGACGTGGACTGACCGCAGCAACGCTTGTGTTGAGCACATTTATTTCAAGTCTCGTGGTAACTGGGTTTCAGTTCTATACGGTGACGATATTAGAGGCTTCCCTCATAAGTTTCTTGTTTGGGAAATGTCCAATTACTCGTATTCGCCTCGTGTGATGGATGTCGAGAAGATAATCGATAAGTATTTTTAGGAGTGCAATATGTCAATTAACCACGTTAATATCTCAGGAAATCTCACAAGAGATCCGGAGCTCCGCTCTACCGCAGGAGGAACAAATATCCTTTCGTTTGGTGTAGCTGTTAATGACCGACGCAAGAATCCGCAAACGGGCAAATGGCAAGACGTTCCAAACTTCGTTGATTGCATTGTATTCGGGCAGCGTGCTGAAGCTCTCTCACGCTTTATCTCTAAGGGTGCAAAGGTTTCTATTGATGGAAAACTACACTACAGCTCGTGGGAAACTAAGGACGGCCAGCGTCGCAGCAAACTAGAGGTTGTTGTAGAGGAGATTGAGTTTCTATCCAAGTCTCAAACAACAGCTACCGCAGCACAGAGCCAACCTTCATTCACCGCACCGCAGGCGCCAGAAGAAGAGTTTTACGATTCGGACATTCCGTTCTAAAGACTAATTAAATTATTTATTAGTTAGGTAGAGCCTTCGCAAAGGGGTCTTGGAGTCATCTGAGACCCCTAAATTAAGAAAACTAGGCTAAAAATTATGTAGATTTTGTTGGTAGCGCTCATTAAATTCCGTTACGCTCGATACGCTCATTATGAGATTTTCGATGTGCTATACTTGCTTCGCTTTTCTATCTAAAAGCGTAACGGTATAGCAGAAAGCAGCTTGCGAATTGCACGCAAAGCAATTTCGCAAAGCGGCGGAGAAAGGCTCGCAAGCGTACCGGTTGCGCACCCTCCTATAAAAAATTAGAGGTTATTCCGCTCAACAATACAATAATGTTTATAAGTTGTAGAAAACTTGTATACATAATGTTGAAAACTCTCTATCAAGCCAGCTAAATCATATAATTTAAATAACTACTCTAACTAAACGTAGATACGTTTGGAGAATTATGGATTACAGTGGTTTGACCGCGTCAGAGTTTTTTCATGGTGTAGCAGAAGCGTCAAGAGAAAACACCAGAGCATTACAGCAAATTATGAGCCTTCAAGAGACAGAAGGTGCAAAGGCTCAGTCATATTCAGCTGGTGGAAGTAAAGGCTCTAATCAAGACACGATGGCAAAAGTAGATAAACGCATAGATCTAGAAGCATTGTTATCTAAAAGAATGAATGACAATTATGACTATATCAATGACGCTTACACGCTTCTGTACGGTGTGAGCCAACTCGGAGACGGCGGCATATGTCAATTAATGAGCAGCTCTATTTATGCGGACTTGCTTCAATGGCGCTATCTTCAATGCCTGACTTGGAGTGATGTGTCTGAAAGACTTCTTACTCCTGTGCGAACGCTACAACAGTTAGAACGTGAAGTCTTTGAGACAATTGATGAGGAGAATTACATCGAAAAATTCTTGAAAAATAAATAATCTTTTTTGCCTTTTTGCTTGTAATATATAGATAGTAGTTATATACTATATACAACAAGAAAGGAGGTGAGAGATGGAAGAAAAGATATGGCAATTATTTCTCGCAATCTTCACAGCAGTAGCTACAGTCACAGTTGAAAAGATTGCAGAGAAACTAAAAAAGTCCCACCCCGACGAAGAGTAAGGACTTAAAGCCAAAGGGGATATCAGTTGCAGCTGGTATCTCCTAGGCTCTAAGATTAGCATAAAGGAGCACAAAATGGAAAACGTATTACTCATATTAGTTACTGTTGCAGTAACGCACATTCTCTACAAGATCATTCGCAAGAAGGAAAGTCGATAATGGCTACTAGTGAAGCTCAAAAGCGGGCAAGTGCTAAGTATCGCAAAAACAACGTTAAGGCGATTATGTTCAACCTTTACCCAAGCGATAAAGACTTGTTAGAGTTTCTAGAATCAAAGAAGAACCGCTCGAGCTATATCAAAGAGTTAATTCGTAAGGATATGGAGAACTCGAGAAATTAAGTTCTGCGTACTCTTGCGCACTCTTGCGCGGTGTTTTGTGATATTATGTACAGTAGCGATTTACGCAACAAAGGAACTAATAAGCGTTCTGGTTATGAGCCAGGGCGCTTTTTTGTTAGGCAGGTGAGCAAATGAGTTACAACATCAGGCGCTCATACGCTAGAGATCAGTTGCGAAAGCAGATGATTGCACGAGAAGAACCGTGTCACATTTGCGGTATGCCAATTGATTACTCGCTTCCTGCTGGTGACCCGATGAGCTTTGAGATGGATGAGGTCGTACCTGTCTCAAGGCTGCCTCTTGAACAAAGACGAGCTGCCGCATGCAACCCAGAGAATGTCAAAGCGGCGCACCGCATATGCAACCAGAAGCGCGGCAACCGCATGATTGACGAGCTTAAGGGTAATGCACTACCTATTGTGAGAACGCGTCTGTGGTAGGGGGTATACCCTCCCACAGCCCCAAAAAGACGCCCCTTGGCATAGTCAGAATATAGCGAACCCTCAAATTTTCCACAGTGAAGTGAGCCTGAAAGGAGGTCTTAATGGCCAAGAAACTAGTCACTATTTGCAGGGAAGGCAGTCGATATGACATCTATAAAGCATTGCAGATAACTATGGCAAAGAAGTTAGATGATTGTGAGTCTGGCCGTGATTTTGCGGCCATTGTAAAGACATTCGTACAGGTAGTTGACGAAGTCGACGTAATGGAAAAAGAGAAGTTACTTGCAGCCAAAAAGCCAAGCCCTGCTAAACGAGCCAGAAAGACATACCTCAAAGAGGTCTCGTGATGCCAAGGCGTAAAAAACGTGTTGGAAATCAAAAACCGACCTTTGAACGCATTGGAAAATATCATCATTCTGATGCAAAAGCTTGCATAAATATGTTTTCTCATTACGGGTTTAAGCTTGACGATGCACAAAAATATGAGCTTGAACTTTATATGGCTAAAGACGCAAAAGGTATGCCAGCGGCTGAAACTATTGGTGCAGCCAAGCCACGCCAAAATGGTAAATCGTTTGCCGCACGACTCTACGGCATTTGGTGTGCAGCCATCTGTGGAATGGATGTTGTCTATTCAGCTCACAATGCAGATACCGTTGATGAGTTCTTTGATATGATCGTGAACCTTTTTACGGATGACGAGACGTATCCAGACTTAGCTGAACTTCTTCTTAAGGCATATAGACAGCCTGGCAAACAGTACTTGCTCTTTGATTGCGGACATTATAAAAGTGGCAAACGCGCAATCGGAAGGCTTAAATTCTCGACTCGTACGACCTCAAAGGCACGTGGAGGCACACGCTCACTCATTATTATTGATGAGGCACAGGAGCTTACAGACGCTCAGTTAAATGCTATTTTGCCAACTGTTTCTGCATCTAAAGATGGTTCTCCGCAAGTCATTTACATTGGAACTCCTCCTGACCCAACCTGCAGAGGAACGGTATTCAAACGAATGCACGATACAGCTCATTCCGATAGTCCTGGCGAGGCTTGGTGGCTTGAATGGGCCGCAAAATCGGTTCCGAGAGAGGGTACCAGCGATGAAGAAGCACTCGACCTTGCTTATGAGACTAATCCGGCTCTCGGCGCTCGTATCACAGAAAGAGCAGTACTCAACGAATGGCATCAGATGACAAAAGATGGATTTGCTCGTGAGCGTCTTGGTTGGTGGTCAACACTCGATACTTCAGTTGAATATATCGTCAATGCAAATGACTGGAATGAGTGCATAACAGAAGAACCTTATGACGATGGTCTTCTTGCTTTTGGAATCAAATATTCGCTCGATGGAAAGAAAGTGGCAATTTCAGCGGCTCTAACTCAGCAAGATAACCCAACAGCTTATGTTGAGCTCGTGGATATCGCAGACGCTTATGGCGCTGGTCAAAACCTCGCTCAATGGATCAAGGAACGTGAGAGTCGTATTGCATGCGTTGTTATTGACGGCCGTTCTGGCGCAACTCAGCTGGCCGAACGCTTGCAGGAGCTACGTTTTCCAAAGCGAGGCATTGTTCTTTGCGATACAAAACAGGCTGTAGCGGCGGCTTCAAGATTTGTTGATGAAGTTGGAGCACACAGCATATGTCACGTCCCCTCTCCAGCACTGGACGAGTCTGTTACAGGCTCGTCCAGGCGTGCAATTGGTAATAACGGTGGCTTTGGATTTGGAGATTCTCCAAAAGCAACGTGTACCGCTGCTGAGTCTGCGGCACTTGCACTTTATGGAGTTAGGACCACTAAACGAAACCCAGCTAGAAAGCAGGTAGTCTGGTGACGACTGGAATTATTCCTGTTGCAATTGCAACAGCGGTTGGACTGAGAAAAGAAGATAGACAGACAGTTTTAAACCTCTGCGCAGTTTATTCAAAGACCCTTGCACGTAATCGTTTGCGTGATGGCTACTATCTCATGCATATAAAGCCTCAGCAGCTCGGCATTTCGGTACCTGACGGCCTAAGGAATCTTGAGCAGGCTATTTCATGGCCAGCAAAGGCTGTAGACGCTCTTGCTGACCGCTCTCAGTTCGATGGTTTTACTTGCACAGATGAGGATACTGCTAAGGAATTACAGGCTATTGTTCGTGAAAACGCCCTCAAGAGACGCTATCGTAAAGCCGTTAAAGGTCAACTTAGAAATTCCTGTGCGTTTCTTACTGTTACAGCTGGAGACGTTGATGCGGGTGAACCTGCGGTTATCATTTCTGCATATTCTGCAGTATCAGCCGCTGCTCTCTGGGATGAACGTTTACACCGTATCCAGGCTGGCATTGTTGTAGTTGATCGTGACAATCGACCAAACCACAGAAACGCTCCAACGTGGATTAATGTCTTTACCGATACCGACATTATCCGCATTCGAAGACCACTCGACTCGACTCGCTGGGTTGCTGAATATATTCCGCATGGAATGGGTCGTTGTCTTATGGAGCCTTTGGTCTACGAGGCAACGCTTGACCGCCCGTTTGGTAAGTCGCGAATCACTCGAGCTGTTATGGATCTGACTGATGATGCAATGCGCTCAAGTGTACGCGCTGAAGTCGCTGCTGAGTTTATGACGGCACCTCAAAAGTACCTTGTTGGTGCTGACCCGGATGCTCTCAACAAGCTCTCAAAATGGGATGCATATATCGGTTCAATCTTTGCGGTTTCGAAAGACGCCGACGGCGATACCCCAACGTTTGGACAGCTGCAGCAGGGTTCAATGCAGCCGCACATCGATTACATGCGCTCACTTGCAGCTCGTTTTTCTGCCGAGACCAATGTTCCAATCTCAGAGCTCGGAATTGTATCTGATAACCCAAGTTCAGCAGAAGCAATCTACGCTGCAAAAGAGCCTTTGGTTGTTGATGCTCAAAACCTTAATGCTGACAACGGTGAAGCTCTTCGAGATATTGCTCTTATGGCGTTGGCAGTTAAGAGAAACATATCATTTGCCGAGGTGCTTACAACAGAGCCTAATATCACGGCTAAATGGCGCAATCCTGCAATGCCGTCAATTGTTTCCCAGGCTGATTCCATGCTCAAGATTGCTCAGGCTGTTCCATGGATTGTCAATTCTGAGATTCTTCTTGAGGAATTGGGCTTTACGGATGACCAAGTTCAAAGGCTTGAAAGTGATAAGGAAAGAGCGTCAGCACAAGAGCTTCTTAGGGCACGCTTTGCAGCAAAGGCTACAAAGACTCCAGTTGACAATCAAGACTTACTGGACGGTGTAATTGATGCAGGTAAGCAAGGATAGAATTTCGCAGTATAGAAAAGAGCTTGATTCAGCCGCAAATGATGCGGCTGAATTTATGTCTGACTATTACGATGCACTCAGAACTGCTAACCCTAACGCCTCAGTAGCAGATCTTCGCAACATGGCCATTAAGTCGATTAAACAAGCCCTCAACGCCTTTTCTCCTCAAGCGGGAGAGCTTGCGGGGGAGTTGTTTGATGAGATAATAAAAGCAGAAGGCGCTAAGGCAAGATTTCGTTATCATCAAACTATTGAACAGGGTTTAGTTGAGAAAAAAGTTCATTACCTTGCAAAAGACTTAGTTGATGGTAACAACCAGAAGTTTATTGACGCTTGCGCAACGCTTACTCGTTTTTATGTACATCGTGAGGCTAATACTAATATGTACAGAAACGTTGCTCGCTCGAATATTCGCTGGGCAAGAGTTCCGTCCGGTACAGAGACCTGCGGATGGTGCTTCATGCTGTCAACACGTGGTTTTGACTACACGTCAGAATTAAAGGCGGGAGGTCTTGGACATAAGTTCCATCTCCACTGTGACTGCATCATTGTTCCAGGAACAAAAGAAACTACCATTGATGGATACAAGCCAGAAGAGATGTATGGTCGCTGGGTTGAATGCGCCAACACGCTTGGACTCGAGCCTACGTGGGAGAATCGTTTTGCGATTATTGCTGAATGTGAAACAAGAGATTTTAGGTGGCTTTACAACGGCACTCCGACTGAAATCCATTACATTGAAAATTACGGAGAGAAAAATGAAGTAGTTAGGGATAGTAAATTTGCTGAGGAAAAGGTGCTAGAGCGAGAATACCTTACTGCTCGAAGAATGAGTGATATTGGTCTCACGGTTGATTTTATTAAAGACCACTATTCCGTTGATTTGCCTAACGGTAGAACGATAACTATCGGTAGATGCGATATGACTAACGGTTATGAACTAAAAGCTCCTAATGAATCGGCTTCGCCAAAAAATATCATAGATAATTCGATTGAAAACTCTATGAGTAAGGAAGGCATAACTAGACTTATTGTTGATATCACGGACAATCACCAAGTGAGTTATGACGATGTTATAAAGGCTGGAATTGATTACTGCAAAGAACATTCCATAAAATTCACCGTGTCTGTTCTTAGTGACAAAAGACTGAGAAATGTCAACTAAAAATACCCGCGCAAATCCACATCAAGTAGAATCGGGCGGGTATCTCTATTGATTATTATACCCAATTTCGTTGATTTAAGCCACTGAAAAGTGGCTTTTTTCATATACGCAACCGTTGCGGAAAAGCGGTACTTACCTCGTAGCAAGGGTAATGCTACTCGTAAACGTCCGAGCGGACGGAACCTGTTGAAAGGAAAGAAATGGATTTGAAGGAACCTGTAACCACTCAAGAGCAGCTCGATAAGATCGTGAAAGACAGGCTTGAAAGAGAGCGTGAAAAAGTACGCTCTGAGTTCTCTGATTATGATGACTTGAAAGCCAAGGCTGAAAAGCTTGACGAACTCGAAAAGAGTGGCTCCGAGGAGCTGAAAAAGGCACTCGCTGAGGTTGACAACCTTAAAGGTGAACTGCAGACACGTGATGAGAACGCTAAATTGCAGCAGATGCGCAAGCAAGTCGCTAAAGACACAGGGGTACCAGAGGACCTCATTCAGGGCGCAGATGAAGAGAGCATGAAGACGTTTGCAGAAGCCGTAGCGGCGTTCGCCAAAAAGCCTTCTGCTCCAATCATTCCAGAATCAGGCATTTCTACACAGGCTGGAGAGACTCCAGCACAAAAATTTGGTCAATTCATGGCCGAAACATTCAACTAATTGAAAGGATTTAAGTATGGCAACCGGTATTTTGACAACTTCTGCAACACTTCCAAAAGACCTCTCCGACGAGATCTTTGCAAACGTCCAAGACCAGTCTGCAATTATGCAGCTCGCAACTCCAATTGAGCTTCCTGGCCGCGGCATGACTATCCCAGTTGTAACGGGTGACCCAGAGGCTTCTTTTACCGCTGAGGGTGAAGAGGCTAAGGTATCTAACACCTCTCTTGGCGTAAAGGAAATGAAGCCTTATAAGCTCACTGTTATTGAGCTCTTCTCTAACGAGTTCAAGGATAACTATGAGGCCATCTTTGCCGAGCTTCAGAATCGTCTTCCAGGCGCCATTGGTCGCAAGGTTGACTCTACCATTATGTATGGCACTGCACCTGGCACTGGCTTTGACACCCTTGCAGACGCTGAGTCTGTAGACCTTTCTGTTAAGCCTTATGACGGCTTTGTTGATGCACTCGAGAAGGTCTCTAACGCTAACGGTGACCTTAACGGTTGGGTACTTTCTCCAAAGGCACGCACCCTGCTTCTTAAGGCTAAGGATAGTCAGCAGCGTCCACTCTTTATCACCAATCCAGCAGTTGAGGGCAAGGATGGCGGCTCTTCTGTTCTTGCTATTCCATCTCTCTTCTCTCGTGCAGCTTATCAGGCAAAGGTTGCTTCTAAGACCCCTGAGCTTGTTGGTGTCGGTGGTGACTGGACTGGCGCTCGCTTTGGTATTGTTAAGGACATCGCCATTTCTATGGCAGACCAGGCAACCATCAATGCTGGAGGCACTGCAATGAACCTCTATCAGCGTGATATGTTTGCTCTTAAGTGCACCTTTATGTTCGGCTTTGTCGCACGTGATAAGGCACAGTTTGTCCGCCTTGCAAACGGTACCGCTGCTTAATAGGAGGCTTATATGGCAGAGACAAGAAGCTTTGCCACAAAGGCCGACTATGAGAGACGTTATGGGTCTGGTGCTCCAGAGAGGGTTGAGGTGCTTTTGCAAGATGCCTCAGCCCTCTTGCGCTCAAATTTCATTGCATATCATCAGACGGCTTACAAAGAAGGTTTAAACCTTCGATTTGATGAGAATGCTTGCGCCGTTACTTGCGCGATTGTTGCTCGCGCTGTGAATGTTCCTGCTGGTTTTGAGGGTGCTTCTCAGTACAGTCAGCATGCTGGTCCTTATGAGTCGACATTGACTTTCGCAAACCCAACAGCTGATTTGTATGTAACGCGCTCAGAGCGCACTCGACTCGGCTTGAGTGGTATCAGAATTGGCTCAATTCAGCCGATGTGTAAGCAAGACCATGAGGTGAATGATGGCAGCAATTAGGGGTGTTCAAGTAGAAGTGGTTAGAGTAACTACTGTCCTAGACGATCATGGCAATGAGACCTCTGGAGTAGAGTCTTATGAGCTTGTTGACAATGTCTTACCAGCTCCAGTTGCGACATCTGATTTGTCTGCGGCGCGCCCAAACGGCGACCGCATAGACATGGTGTTTCACTTTCCAAAGACTTATAAGCGAAGTCTAAGGGGAACTTTTATTGAGTTTGATGGCATAAGGTTTGCGGTTGTTGGTGACCCACAGCCCTACCTTAACAGCCTAACGCCGCTTGACTGGAATAGGGAAGTTGAGGCGGTGGTTGTCGATGGGTAGTGACTTCGTTGTTACTGACTTGAAACCTGATTTGGTTGGTATTCGTGAGGTGCTTCATACCGCTCCTGTAGCTGACATGTGCCGCGAGGCGGCTCAGATTTGTGCAGCAAAATGCAATTCTTTACTGCCAGAAAAATACCTCAAACATGGTGCTCGCTTTGACGCCAAATGGGTTGACCGTGAGTATACCGTTGCAGGTCTTGTGTACTGCTCTGGAGCAGAGAACGGCATATGGGCTGGACGTGCAAACGCAAAGCTCAATATTCTTAAGAAGGGATGTAGAGGATGAGCTATGACATTCTTTCAGACCTTACTAAGTATATGAGCCAAAAGCTTAATATCCCTGCTTCAACACGAGTTCCTGCCCATGAACCAAAAGAGTTTATTACCGTTACACGAACCGGAGGAAGCTCAACGATTGGCTGGGATATAGCTAATCTTGCAGTGCAATCTTGGAGTACAACGGATGCCGCTGCATATAAGCTTGCTTTGGCAATAAGACTTCTTTTGCTTGAGTGCTGGCAAGAGCTTGATAAGGTCATCAAGGTTGAAGTTCAAAGTATCTACGACTTCCCAGACCCGGATTCAAAGAAATATCGATATCAATTAGATGTGTATATCACTACACGTCTGTAAGGAGTAATCATGGCTGATGCTATTTACAATGCAAATTACGTTGGAGCAGCAAAGGGCCGTCCTGGTGGATATGCTGCAGTTGTTGACCCAAGCGTTGACATTAAGACGCTTCTTGATGTCAAAAAGACCATCAAGGATCTGATGACCGCAAATCCTGGCAAGATTAAGTCACTTGGATATATCTCTGAGGATGGCGTTGAGTTTTCTGTTGATCTCTCTGCAGAGGATAAGAACGACTGGGGAGGAAATGCCATTAGTTCCTCAATCTCTAAGTACTCAGAGTCTGCAAAGGTGACATTCCTTGAGTCTGCTGAGACTATTCTGAAGGTCATTTATGGAGACGATAACGTCAAGGTTGAGACAGACGGTTCTATTACCGTTCGCCACAACCCACGCTTTACCGCACCTCGTGTCTACATTTTTGACGCTGTCATTAATGAAACAACGGTTAAGCGCTCTATTATCCCTGTTGGACGCATTTTTGAGCGCGATACCGTAAAGCAGAACAGCTCTGACTTCCTTGGCTATACCCCAACCATTAAGTGTATGCCAGCCGAGGTCTTTGACGGTGATACTTACCGTGATGTCTTCTACGACACCACAAAAGCAAGCGCGACTCCTGGCGTTGTACATTAATTAAGTTTTGAGAGGACTCAATATGGATATTTCCAACATGTCAGCGGAGCAGCTTCGAGAGCTCGCAGCGGAGAAAGAGAATTCACGTGCAAAGTTGGAGCACGATTATCTTGACTTTGTACAGGATAAGCCTAAGCACGCTCCATATGAGCGCGTAATTGAATTCGAGGGTGAAGAGTATGTCGTTGATATGCGTCGTACTAAGTCTCGTGAGTTTATGCGTCGCATGGCTCGTGTTAGTGATGCAGAGCAAAATAGCCCAGAAGCACTTTCTCCTGTACTTGCTCTCTACGACTATCTTTTTGGTGGCGATTGTGACAATCATGTTGTGGAAATCGTAACCGCCAAGCTCGGATATGACGACGCTGAAGAGATCATGCGCATTGAGTCCGCTCTTCTGGAAAAACTTGACGCAAAAAACTAATTCCGCTTGCTCCGATTCTGTGTGATGACACAAAAAGGGGCAAGCTGGAAGCAGACTTTCAGCAGTATTACCAAGTAAATCTACAGACGCTCATCGACTCTTGTGAGTTTGAGCGTCTGTTTTATTTGATGATAAACCTCCCTCATGGCTCAAGAACAGTGTGCAATGTTGACCCCAGAAATGATTGGTCCAATAGCGACTATTTGCTTGCACTAGCGGTTGATAACCTTTCGTATCTTCGATACGAACAAGCAGGAGGTAAAGGCAGAAAGCCTGACGCCGTCAAGCGTCCAGAACTGAAACAAGAACAAAGTAAAAAGAAGCTTCTTAACGTTTCACAGGACCGCGTTGAGGAGCTTCTTTTTAGAGAACGCTAGGAGGTGAATAGTGGCTGGAACAGTAGTAAGAGGTTCCGTCCTTCTTACTCCTAAATTCGACAATCTTGGTGCTAATGTAAAGCGAGCACTGGGGAGTGGATATAAATCAGCGGTGTCTGTCCACACAAACGCTGGACGACAGGCCGCTCAAAACTACGCAAGCGGCTTTGGCGGCGCAACCGGCGCCATTATGGGAATTGTATCAAGCGTTACATCCCGTGCGTTAGATGCGATTTCTGGCTCAATTGCCTCTGCGGTCAACCGCGTCGACACGATTGCGAACTTCCCTAAGATTATGCAGTCTGTTGGCTATTCTGCAGACGAAGCTCGTGCGACTATTGAACGGCTTTCAACTGGTATTGACGGTCTTCCAACGTCACTTGATGCCATTGTTGGCTCAGTGCAGAAGATTGCACCTGTGTCTGGTTCACTTGCCACAGCGACAGATGTTGCTCTGGCATTTAATAACGCACTTTTGGCTGGCGGCAAGAGCCAAGAGATAATGAATTCTGCTTTTGAGCAGTATTCTCAGATGCTTTCAACTGGCAGAGTTGACATGCAGTCGTGGAAGATTCTTGCGCAAGCCATGCCAGGCCAGCTGAATCAGATTGCTAAAGCTCTACTCGGTGCTAATGCAAACCAAGCAGATCTTTATAAGGCAATGCAAAGCGGTGCAATTACATTTGACCAATTCAACGCTGCAATTGTAAGTCTCAATAATGAGGGTCTTCCTGGCTATGCGTCATTTGCGGAGCAGGCACGTATCTCAACGGAGTCAATTGGTACCGCTTGGACCAATGTCCAGAACCGTATTAATAAAGCTGTTGCTAAGATTATTGATCATATTGGACAAGCCAATATTGCAGGTGCAATCAACGATTTTTCTAGCAGTTTTTCTGGTATAGCCGACACAGTTATCACGTATCTTGACCCCGTTATTTCCACTGTTGGTTCTTTTATGGACCAGCTTCAAAATAACGGAGCAATCACGTCATTTGGTGATGCTTTAAATGCGCTAAAAGACGTATTCGATAGTACTATCGGGCTTATTGGCGACCTCATAACAACGTTTACTGGTTTAGATAGCTCAGAGGATGCTTCACGTAGTGCAGCAGATTTACTTAAGGCAGCTGTTGATGGCGTTAAATCTGTCATAGAGCTTGCTCGTGACGCCGTCCAAAGCTTGAGAGACAACCTCACAGTTGTTGCACCCGTCATTGTTGCCGTAGCAACCGCCCTGATTGCTTACGAAACAATCAAAGCCGTACGTTCAATAGCAGATGACTTTGGACTTCTAAAAAGCGCCGCTTCTTTGGCCTTTGATGCTATCAAGGGTGGAGAAGGCGTCCTATCAACGCTTTCTGTTTTTGGTGAGCTTGTTGGTGAGGGTGGGACACTTGCGAGTGTCTTCGGAACTATTTCAACGGCCATTAGTGGCGTTGGAACGAGCCTTCTAGCACTTGTGGGATCTATCCCTGTTATTGGCTGGATTGCGGTTGCGGTAGTTGCTCTCGGGGCTGTTTTTACATGGCTCTGGAATACTAATGAAGATTTTAGAAATGCTGTAATTGGTATTTGGGACTCTATTTGCTCGGCTATTAGTGGTGCAGTAGATTCCATAGTTGGTTTCTTTACAACAACATTGCCGACAGCTTTCACTCAATTCGTCCAATTTGTTCAAGGGATTCCAGCAGCGGTAGGACAATTCATCCAAGAGCTACCATTAATGGTTCTTTACGCGCTTACTTTTGCAGTTGTATTTCTGTTTGGACTAGGTGCTCAACTTGCTCAGCTGGCGGTACAGATTGGCTCTGAATTTGTTCAGAACGTTGTCAACTTCTTTACTGTTGACCTACCAAGCGCATTTGCTCAGTTCGTCTTATTTGTATCGACGATTCCAGAACAAGTTCAAACTGCCCTTGCAACGCTTTTGGCAAATATTGCTCTCTGGGCAGTCGACATGGCGGCAAAAGCATCAGAGGCCGCAGACGGATTTCTCCGTGGGGTTACAGATGGCCTAAATGCAGCAGTTGATTTTGTGAAGAGCATTCCAGATAAGATTAAAAGTTTCTTTTCTAATGCGGGCGATTGGCTTGTTAATTCTGGTAAAGCGCTCTTAGATGGTTTCGCCAAAGGCATCAGAAATGCTGTAAATGCAGTAACAAGCGCAGCATCAGACGCGCTCGGTGCGGTGCGTAAGCTATTCCCATTCTCACCTGCAAAGAAAGGACCATTCTCAGGTCATGGCTACACGACGTATTCTGGCCGCGCTCTCATGAGAGACTTCGCAAGGGGGATTAAGGGAAGTTCCGCACTTGCTGAAACAGAAGCAATGAGCGCTCTGTCAAGTGTACATGACGTCTTTAGTAATGCTCGTCCGCTGAGCTTCTCAGCGGTTGCTGACGCTAATGCAAACGGTATTTATCGTGCCGCTTTTGAGCTTGATTCAAGGCAGCAACGCGCAAATGCAACCACGCTTGCAGATATCTATGACTTCATGCGCAACGGTGAGCTCGGACAGGTTATTGATGAGAACTCTAACAATATTGGAGACCGTGATTTTGCTCGAGCGGTTCAGAAGGCGGTGAGGACGAATGCGTAAGCTCAAATACGTTTCTTCCCGCGGTAATAGCTTTGAGCTTGATGTGCCAGAAGCCTCAATTGGTACTGGCACATCTCTTAGAGGTTACAAGCCTGGATACACGCTAGGAGCGCGTTCTATTTCTGGCATTTCCTCTAATGCTCAAGAAGTCACGTTAGATCTCTTCATTGAGGGCTCTGAACTTGCAGAGTCAATGGCCAAGGAATTTGAATTTGATTTCAATAATCAAAAGCCAGGAGCGCTGGTCTATAACAATGAGTGGTCACAAGATGTGTATGTGTCTAAAAGTGAGGTTCAATCGGTCTTTCATGATCAGGCAACAGTTGCTCTTACAGTTATTTTGTTAGAAGGGTCATGGCACAAAAGCCACATTAAAAGCTTTAGCGTGACTCACGATGATGTACAGAGTGATTGGCTTAATTTACCGACTAATGCTCCATACAACCTTGGTATTACAAGACCACCAAACCAGCTTGAAGTTCGGTCATCCTCAGAATGTCCAGTAAAGTTCACCATTTACGGAACAGCTCTCCAGCCACGAATTGTGATTGGTGATAACACTTACTCATTTTTAGTGACGGTCCCAAGTGGAGGTCGTCTTGTTGTAGATGGCACTCGTACTCGCAAGACAATCACACTTGTTACTGAACTTGGGGACGTGTCAGACCGCTTCGATGTTGGTAGCCGTGGCAGCGGAAAGGGCAGTGGCAACTATTGCTTCGAACCACTGAAACAAGGCTTTCAGAGCGTCTCATGGGACGGCACATTTGGCTTTGATATTGAATGGTGGGAAACAAGAGGAGGTCTTCCATGGACATCTTAACGGTGTCAAAGGCTGACGGTGAAGATATTGCTGGTACAGAGGACTATGTGCTCGACCTTTCTTTTGGAGATACGGGAAATACTTTTGAAGTATTTGCCCCGTCGATTCCAATCAAAGATGGATATCTAGTATCTATCGATGGCACAGAATACGGCGGCATTATAGACACGGCTTCAGACTCGCTTGACGGCGGTGTGTCTACGACTACATGGAGCGGGCGTACCTGGCACGGTATGCTCGCTTCAAAAATCTTGGTTCCGAGTACTGATTACATCAATATCTCAGATAAGGCTCAAACAGCCATCGAGAGCATTATTACTGCAGCAGATCTTGCAACAGTATTTGAGGCTAAAACGGGACAGTCTGAGACAATTATTAAGTGCCAGCTGCCTCGTTTTTGTGACGCTTATACAGCATTAAGACACATTGCAAATGCTGCGGGCTCACGTCTTAGAATTCAACGCGCTGATGGTAAGACACTTATTTGGCTAGAGCCTCTCACAGATAACAGGCTTGATTCTGATGCCCTGGATTACAAATCTAAGACGTCATATCATCCTGTAAATCACTTAATCTGCGCTGGCAAGGGTGAGCTTGCAAGTCGTACGGTTATCCACCTCTATGCAGACCGTGCAGGGCGCATTTCAAAGACGCAAAGTTTGTTTGGCCAAGATGAAGTGGCAATGCTCTATGACTACAACAATATCGAGGATGCGGAGCTTGAAAAAGAGGGAACAAAGAAGCTCAAAGAGCTTCAAGCTCAGTCTTCTGTAGACGTTACAGTCCATGACGGTTTGAATCTATACATCGATGATGTTGTTGTAGCTGAAAATCAAGACACAGGAAGACGGACTCAAGCGATTATTGGCAAGAAGATAGTAAAAGTCGCAAGCGGAGTAATGAGTGTAAGTTATGAAGTGACTTCACCAAACCAGACTCGAGGCTCACATGGCGTTTCATTTGAGTCTTCTGGAGCGTCTCAAGGTGCTGGAACTACATATGTAGCCGGCACGGGCATTCGGATTGTCGGCAATCGAATATCAGCGGTTATGTCGGATGAGAAAGTCGCTGATATTGAGACTCATATTGCAGCTGCACAGTCTGCTGCAATTGCAGCTCAAGGTCAGGCACATGAGGCAAAAGACATTGGCAACAATGCGTTAGTTTCAGCAAACTCAAGCGTCAAGAATGTATCCTCAACAGGACCACTTGCAGTTTCCCAGACGGGTTCCAACGTCACTTTAAGCCTTAAAAGTTCCGGGGCAGAGGCTGGTTCATACGGCCTTTCAGAATCAATTGTGGCTGGCAATAATGCCAATTTTGCGATTCCACGTCTTACAGTTGACGAATTTGGACGCATCACTTCAATCGCTCAATCAATGGTGACCCTTCAAATTAGTGGGGGAGCCAACCAAGGTGGAGGCTTTCTGGCAGCTCATCCAATCGGTTCAATCTATGAAACAACTAAATCATTTAATCCATCGAGCCTCGGCGGTACATGGAAACGCCTGCCGTCACTTGACGGTTTTAAGTGGGAAAGGACGGCGTAATGGCTAAAGAACAAGGCTCCAGATATACCTGTGACAGATGTGGTAAGTCTGAGTTTGTTACTCCAAGCAATACATACTCGCTCGCTCAATGGCATGACATTAAGCGTCAGTCACAGCGAGGAGAGGAGAATCGCACTTATTGCGAGAGCTGCTACAAAGCATATCTTGAGCTTCTTGCAAAACATGATGCTTCATTCAAAGAGTTTGAAAGCAAGGTGAATTAACATGGCGGTTACATGCGTCGATGGACAGGGTCAGGCACCTCACATTACTGGTGCAGACAAAGGACGTTTGCACGCTGGTATTTTTGGCGAAAAGAGCGTCGTTCTCGCGGTTGGTAAGCGTCTAGCAGCCACACAAGAGAGCGCCAATCGAGTCACTATTGCAACCGGTGATGCCTCTCTTCATGGCAGACAAGTAAGCGTGACTGCTCCGGAGCAGGTCACAATCACGTCTGGAACTCAAGGACAGAATCGTAACGACTTTATCTGCCTTAAATATGAGCGTAACGCGCAGGGCATTGAGTCGGCAAAGCTTGAGGTTCTACGTGGTGTACCTACATCTGGTAAAGCTGAGGACCCATTAGTACCAGCGGGTAACGTCTTAAATGGCGACGCTCAAGACTACTTCCCGCTCTATCGTGTAAAGCTTAATGGCGTTGTCGCATCTAAGCCAGAGCAGCTCTTTATGTTTGCGAATACGCTCTATCAAGATGATAACGGCGATTTTGAGACGGTGATTTTGCAAGATCAGGGAAGTTATAAGAATTATTGGCATATTTACCGCACAGGTGATTCTGTAACTATCAAGGTAAGAGGCTGGCTTGCTAACAACGTCGCTTATGACGCAGTTAGATGCCCCTTCACCATTCCTGAAGGAGCAAGACCGCCTCTAGTAGATCATGAAAAGTACGGTTCAGTCTCTGACAGTACAGAATCTATTGTGTATAACTCAGGTTTCTGCCCCGGTCACGCTGACGTGATTACAGCCATTTCTGCTCGCCCAGATGGAAATATCTATTTGCAAGACATGGGCGGCGCTGTCTCCAACGCTTGGCGACAAGGCTCTCTTACATACACGGTAAGACACTAAGGAAGGCAGCATGAACCCACTAACATTCGAGCAAATTGTCGCAGCGGTGTCATTCCTTGGAATGGTGCTCACGCTCATCAATGGCGCTAAGGCGATGAACCGCGCAAGCCAGGAAGACGCAATGCGACTGGTGCGCATCGAAGAAGGCGTGAAGCAGCTCAAGAGTGACTTGGACGATACGCAAAAAGCCTTCACAGCTTACATGGCGCGCACCGATGAGACGATCACTAACCTTCGAGAAATGCTTTCTGTCCACGATACCCGCCTGGCTGTGGTCGAGGATGTGACCCGCAATCAGGCGGGAAGGTTGGAGCGTCTGGAACAGGCGCATACACACTAAGTAATTACCGACAACTAAAAATCGTTTAAGGAGTAAATATGATTAACTGGAAAGTACGTCTACACAACCCTGCGTGGTGGCTGGGAATGGTTGGAATTGTTATGAGTCCTATCCTGGCATACCTCGGACTGGCTTACTCAGACCTTACAACATGGGGCAGCTTGGCTGATGTGTTTGTGAAGTTCATCAGCAACCCTTACCTCATTGGTACTGTGGTCGTGGCGGTCTTAGGTGCTATCGGCGTCACCGTTGACCCAACAACTAAGGGACTAAGCGACTCTGCACGTGCAATGACTTACACCAAGCCAAGCGTAAGCCCTTTAGACGAGGAGGCACGCTAATGGCAGACTTCTCAGGCGAGATTACCGCAGATGCGTATATTCCAACGTCAGCTTATTCAGCTGGACGAGACGGTCACTCCGTGCAGTATATCGTGGTGCATCATGAAGCTGCCACAGGCTTAGACGGTGCAGCCATCACAGCAATGTGGGATAGAATGCAGGCACAGTCTGCACACTATTCTGTGGACGGTGCAGGCACTATCACCCAACACGTACTGGAGAGCAACACCGCATGGGCGTGTGGTCGCTGGGTGGCGAATTGCGAGAGTATTTCCATCGAGCATGCCAATAACTCCACTTCACCCTGGACAGTCTCCGAAGCTACCCTAGAGAGCGGTGCGCATCTTGTTGCGGCGTTGCTTATTAAGTACGGACTCGGCTATCCTCGATGGGGTGGCAACGTCCGACCACACAAACAGATCGTGGCAACCGCTTGTCCTGGCGAGCTTGCCGGCTCTCAGAATACTCACTATATGGAGCGTATGTGCTATTGGTATGAGGTTATGACCGGCACCCGTTCAAGCTCTGAGATTGGCTGGCATACTGACGGTAAGGGCAGCTGGTGGTATCAGACGGGCGCAACCGCTGACGATTACGCCACAGGCTGGTATAAGGTCGGCGATAAGTGGTATTACTTCAACGAGAAAGGCTGGATGCTCACCGGCTGGGTTCACGCTTCCTGGGAAGGCTCTGAGAAGTTCTGGTGGCACTTCGGCGAGACTGGCGCACTTGAATCGGGAGATTGGCTTGAGTATAACGGAAGTTGGTATTTGCTAGGCTCTGACGGTCGCATGGCGACTGGCTGGCAGGAACGTGACGGCAAGCGTTATTACCTCGACGAGACTGGCCGCATGATTACTGGCTGGCTCAAGCTCGACGATGACTGGTTCTATCTACGCTCTGACGGCTCACGCGTTGAAGATTGCCTTTATGAGGTTGGAGCAGACAACATCTGCGCCTTCGACAAGGAAGGCAAACTGCTCACAGGCGACATCACAGTCACAACCAATGACGATGGATACATCGCTGGAATTAAGTAATATTTACCCCTCTCGTTTTGACGAGAGGGGCTTTTTTCATGGGTAAATACTCCAACTCACAATTTACGTGTCTTAAAATGCCTTACAACAAGCCGTTTAACTGGTAATTTGTAAAGGTAAATTTACTCGCTTTTCTTTATTGATTGTTTCAATACGGTTAACAACAATGTTTCCCCTTCAATTCTCTTCTTTTGAATATATCGAGGTAAATCACCTATCTAAATAGTTAAAACTTTTATTCGAACAGGTATTCTACTTTTACAGTAGCCATACAGTTTGGAGGCAAAATGGAGGCAGCTGATAAAAAATTTAACAAAAAAGGTAGACAGCAAGCCGTCTACCTGGTGTTTTTGGTGCCTCCTGCGCGATTCGAACGCGCGACCTGCGGTTTAGAAGACCGACGCTCTATCCAGCTGAGCTAAGGAGACATATAGCGTCGTTCATTATAGCAATAAGGATTGCAAATACGTCGTGCCATCAAAGATTTTCTTATCAGAAGAACGACAAAGGAAAAGAAAAGTAGCTACACTAAAAGCAGCTACACTGATTACAGGCTTACGTGAATGGAGACACT